CTGGTATGCCAGTGTGGGCCGCGCCGGGATCGGGCGCGTGCTGCTCAACGGTGGCAGCCGCCTGGGGCCGTGGAAAACGCTGGTTTACACCGTGGGCGTTGACACCGCGAAAGAGGATATTTTCACATCGTTCCGCGTGGCGGAGCCGGGCACGGGATACTGCCATTTCAGCGATAACTTGCCGCAAGATTATTTCGCCCAGGTGACGGCGGAAAAGCTCGTCAAATACAAAAAAGATTTTGTAACCTCGATGCGCTGGGAAAAGACGGCGGAGCGCAATGAGGCGCTGGATTGTTTTGTCTACGCCCGCGCCGCCGTGGCTATCCGCCGCCCGAATTTCCGCAAGCTGGGCCGTGAGCTGAATGTGTGGCTGGCGAAACGCAGCGCAGAGTTTCTGCGCGCCGGGAAAGCCGCTTCGCCAGCGGAAATCGCTGAGCCGGTGACACCGAAACAGACGCCCGCTGAATCCGAATCAGCCGCCCCGCCGGAAAAGCCAGCGCCCACCCGGCGGCCCCGCGCCAGCGCAGCCTCACAGCTCCGCAATGCCTTGCGCGGCTTTTAACTTCCCATCACGTTGGCATGTATCAGCCATCACAGCTTGCGTTTGTAGTGTATCGTACGATACAAATAGATCAGTAAAGAGGCAGAGCGATGAAAAAGCAAGTTGCAACCCGGATGCCGGATAGATGGCTGCAAGGCTGCTGCCATTCCTTGGAGCAGCACGGCCTCGATCCGCGCGCGGCGATAGAGGAAGCGATCCGCATCTGGAAAGAGCAAGAGAGATTGGAGCAAGAAAGATGCGGGAACTAACGCGCAATGTGGTGGCTGTGATCCTTGTGCTGGCGCTATCTCTTTCGCTGGCATGGCTCTGCGGTTTCGATCTTGACGGCATCATGTGGGGTCACTGGACAGATACAGACAGCCACCCCGAAAACTACCTGCAACAGCAGCAACACTGAAAAGGAAAGGCTATGGAGATTTACAAGAATCAGAGAGTGCGCCGGGAATTGCGCAAGCGGGTTGAGTGCTCATCCGATAACGGCGCTCGTGGATTTACCACGATGCCCGATGGGTACGAGGATGTTACTTTCAGCGTTGACCTGGATTTCGATGCGGTGCGCTCGATGGCAAAGCGCGCCGCCGCATCGCGCGGCCAAAAGTGCCACGATGGTGCGCTCACTGTTCGCATTGCCAAGCGCGTGAGGGTATGACCATGAAAGACAAAATCACCACCGCCGAATACAACGGATTTCAGCAAGCCTTTGATTTTCTCAATGCGCAGCTCTTCAAAGGATCGTTGCCGCAAGTGCTGGTAACGCTGCAACGCAGCTCGAAATCGCGCGGATACTTCGCGCCCAATCGCTTTCAGGGGCGCGGCAACAAAACCACCACGCACGAGATTGCGCTCAACCCCGATACATTCTGCGATGAGACAGATGAGCGCATTCTCTCAACCCTCGCTCACGAGATGGCGCACCTGTGGCAGCAAGTGCACGGCAAAGCGCCCCGGCGCTGCTACCATGACCGCCAGTGGGCCGGGAAGATGAAAGAGATTGGACTGCACCCCAGCACCACCGGCGCGCCGGGCGGCCACGAGACGGGCCAGAATTGCAGCCACTACGTGATGAAAGATGGACCCTACGCGCGGGCCTATGCCAAGCTGAAAGCCCAGGGCGTCAAGCTGCGCTGGGAAAGTCCGGCTCCGCCCGCCGCCGAATCCAAGAAAGACAGCAAGACGAAATTCACATGCCCATCGTGCGAACAAAACGCCTGGGCCAAACCCGATGCCGTGCTGATCTGCGGCGCGTGCTTCGAGGATGATCCCGGCGATCCGCAAACGATGCTTGCCGCTGCGTAATAAAATCGCTGCATATTTCTGACAAGGGCCGCGCAATGCGGCCCTTATTTTGTCTTATTCGCGCCTAAATTCGCGCTAAATTCCCATCACGGCGCACGCTCAAAACATGGGCAGCCTTGCGAATCCAGCTACACCGACAGCTCAATTCTTCGACTCAGCCGTGCCGCTTGAGCCAACCGCGCTCCGCCAAGGCGATTCGTGGAATTGGGAGCGCGCCTTTCCCGATTATCCCAGCGCGCTCTATTCCCTTACTTATGTACTTGACAGCGCCAGCGCCCGCTTTGTCTTAGCGGGAACAGGCACCGGCGCGCCGATCAGCGCCGATGAGGATCAGCAGACGTTCGATATTCAGGCCCCATCGTCTCTCACCGCCGGTTGCACGCCCGGCGCGTACAAACTCCTGGCAGTGCTGGCGGGGATCGCTGGCACCACCGCTGCGGGCCAGCAGGTAACGATCCCCTTGCAAGATGTGGAAGTCTATCCCAACCTGGCCACGGCCACCGGGCCGGTGGATGTGCGGAGCATCGCAAAAAAGAATCTCGATGCCATCAATGTGTGCCTGTTGAATAACACCGATCCGGGCGTGCAGGAATACACGATCAATGGCCGTCAACTGCGGCGCTTCAATCGTGCCGATCTCCTCAAAGAGCGCGAATACTGGAAAAACGAATACAAGGCAGAGTTACGCGCATCGGGGCAGTACACTTCGCCTCGCAGCATCGGTTTCCGTTTCACCACCCAAGTCTAACGAGGGAACATGGCCACTCCGAACGCAACTGGCGCAACGAAACATCGCGGGCTTGTATCTCGATTCCGCGATTCATTCAACGTCTTTCTCGGTAAGCGCAGCCTCACTTCCGATTCCACGCTTGAGCAGCTTGGCGGCGGCACGGGATGGGGCGGCTTTGATGCTGCCAAGCTGGGCCGCCTCACCAACGATTGGGCCGCGATCAGCCGTTCCGCCGATCAGGATTTAGTTATCGATCTGCGCAAGCTGCGCGCCCGCGCGCGCATTCAGGCGATCAATAGCCCGATTGCCACCAAGTTTCTTAACATGGTGCGCTCGAATGTGGTAGGCAAAGACGGGATCAAGCTGAGTTTCAAGGTTCCCAAACAGCGGAAATCGAAAGCGGGCGCGCTCGATGATAACGCCAATACGGAACTGGCGCGGGCGTGGAAGGAATGGGGCAAGAAAGGATCGTGCACTGTCTGCGGGCGCTACTCATGGCGTCAGTTACAGGGGTTGGTTGTGGAGAATGCCGCGCGCGATGGCGAATGCTTGCTGCGCAAGGTATACGTCGATAAGTCTGTCAATAAGTTTGGATTCCAGTTACAGCTCATCGATGCCGATCAGCTTGACGATAACTATAACCTGCTGGGCCGCTACGATGGCACGCAGGTTCGCATGGGCGTCGAGGTTGACCGCAACCAAAAGCCCATCGCCTATCACATCTTCAATGGCAACCCTTACGAGGTTTCGTTTGGCTCTACAAATCGCGTGCGCGTGCCCGCCGATCAGATTATTCACTATTTCCCCGCGCACCGCACCGGGCAGAGCCGTGGCTTTCCTTGGTTCGCTTCCACGATGGGCCAGCTCAAGATGCTTGACGGCTATTTCATGGCGGAGCTGACCGGCGCGCGCATCGCCTCATCGCTAGTAATGTCGATTGAAACCGATCCCAATGCACCGGCTCAGGATTTCGAGGGCGACGGCCTCAACGCAGATGGCACCACGGCGGTTGATATTGGGTACGGCAAAGCCTTGCAGATGGAGCAGGGCCAGCATCTCAACGATCACACCCCGGCTCATCCCACCAACGCATTCGATCCATTCATCAAGCAATCGGGGCGGCTCATCGCTTCCGGCATGAACGTGGCCTATCACAAGTTATTCAACGATCTGGCTGGCATCAATTACAGCTCTGGCCGCCTGGGCGAGTTAGAAGAGCGCGCCGGATGGATGGAGATGCAAGCCGATCTGATTGACGATGTGCTGGAAGATGTTTACGGCGTGTGGCAGAAATGCGCGCAGATGAATGGCGCGCTCGATCTGCCTTTCGACTTGCAAAAGTACAGCAGCCCGGTGCTCAAGTGGGAGCCGCGCCGGTGGCCCTGGGTTGATCCACTCAAAGACGTGCAAGCCATCACGCTCGAAATCCAGAACGGCTTGGGCACCAACGAAGAAAACCTCAACGCGCGCGGCCTCGATCTTGAGGATGTGTACAACCAACGCAAGCGCGAACAGGATTTAGCGGATGATCTGGGCCTCAAGTTTGGTACCGATATTCGCGGCCAGGGCACGAGCGAAGTTAACGCGGGATCGGACACCGTAGAGGATGAGGAATCTTCCAACGGTGAGCCGAAAGACGCCGATGAGAAACCCGGCGTGCCAGCCAAAAAGCCGGGCAAGCCGAAAGCCGCCACGAAACCGGCCCCGGCCAAACCGAAAGCCAAGGCCGCTGTTGAGTTGAAACGCGGGATGCACCCCGCCAACGCCGCGCTGTGGGACCTCACCGAAAACGAGGATGAGTAAAATTCGCGCGGAAATCCACTTAGGGAGCATTTTGAAACTATGAGCACGTCAACAGTTCCGAATAAATTGCCGATGCAATATCGCATCGCAAAAGTGGATGCCGCTGCCAGGGATGGCGAACGGCTCTCCGGTGCCGATCCGGGCCGTTTCAGCTTTGCGGTGTCAAGCGAAGAGCCTTACTTGCGCCACTATTGGGACGGCGCGGGAAACGAGATTCTTTCGCACGATAAATCCGCCGTGCGCTGTGATCGCCTGGATGCGGGCATGGTGCCCTCGCTCTTCAATCACGATCCCGATCAGCAGCTTGGCGCGGTGGATAACTACACGCTGAAAAACGGCGTACTGCGCGTTTCCGGCCCATTCAGC